GTATACCGAACCTTGAGTCGGAAGATATTGTAGCTTGGTTAACAAGTTCCGCGCTTGACATAAAAGAGAATCCAGATCGTCTGTTTTTAAGGTAACACATTCCGTAACACCTTTTATCTGCTTTACACGCTTCCCAAAATATAAAGAAGAGTCTGTTTGACTCTCTATAATCTGGTGATCCAACATCAATCTTTGACCATTGCAGGTACATGTAATGAGTGCCAGTAATGTAAGTAGGAGTACCATTGTTATAAAAGTAAAATCCTTGCTCTCGTCTAGTAAATTCATTGTCAATATAATCGTACCATTTTTCTTTAAAAGTTACAGAGTGTTCTTCCCAGTCAAATCTAGTTTTTATTCTTTGTAGTTCTTTTGGATATTCAAACTTTTCCCAACGTTGTTGCGCTTTGTTTTCGCTTCGTTTAAACGATTTATCTGTTGTTGGTAAAGCGATGCGGAGATTTTGTATTTCAATGACTTGTCCAATTTTTCCAGTTTTACTTATTACTATAAAATCATAATCAGAGTTATAGCCATACTCCCATTTTTTAAACCTATTGTTTTTAGCTAATATTTTAGGATTTACAATGTCTTTAACTTCTTTCCAAAGGGTTTGTTCGTGAATCATTTACTTCTCCCTTCTGCAAAACCTTTAAATGGCTTAATTTCTTTTTTATTCTCTAAACCTTTTAAAATATTTTCTTCTTCTTCTATTCGTTGTAATATTTCAAATGCATCCATAATGCACAGCTTTTTAGTAGCTGCGGCATTCTTCAACCTGTCAGCAGCTAAATCATCTGCTTCATTAGTTATAATTTGCTCTTCTGCTACTTTAACTAACTCGTCTACAGCCTTACGCCCAGCTCGGATTATATTCTTTCTCGTCTCCTTTGTATTCATGGATTAAAGCTATATCATTTGATTTCATACAATAAAGTCGTTCACTTTCTATAATAAACTCAAACTCTGAGTTAGGTGTGAACGTAATAAGTGTTCCAGGTTTTATTTTAAGAGCTTCTAAGGAACTATTGCTATACTTAACTATACCAACATTAGGTTGCTCTTTATTAATGCTAAATTTTTCTTTATTTAAAATAGGCTTAACAAAACAGTAATTTAAATGGCTATTGCCATTGTACATATATATTTGAAAAGGAGAACAAAAATAAAGATCATCTTTAAAATATGTTCCACTATTTCTTTCAACACCCTTCATATCATAATATCTTCTAAATATATTATGATGCACATATACTATATCACCTGTTTTTACTTTAGTTTTAAAAGCTGCAGGCGTAGAAACGACAATAGCTTTTTTACTAACAAACTTATGATCTTCAATACTAGTGTTAACAATGAGGGTTTTATCATCGATCTTCTTTGTATTATCATATCTTTCGTCAAAAGGCTTTATTATAAATTGATATAAACTTTTCACTAGTATTTTAAATCGTATTCAACTGATATAGCCATATTACGATTAAACTTTTTCCAAGGTAATATTTCATTATTTTTTTCAATGAATATATTATAAGACTGATCATTGTCTTCAAAAAGAATATCGCTAATAGTATGTCCACCGTATACTTCTTGACCAGTAGAATAATGCATAGCATCATTTTTATAGTCAGAACCTATACTAATCTTCCTTATTACTTTCACCGTATTCTCCTGTTTTAAGATCAATATCTATGTTGCCATACTTTTTTTGCAACTCTTCTTTAAAAACTTTTACATTGCTTCTCTCTTGAGCAGCTTTAACTAATAAATCATATTCAATTAGCTTTATATTGCCTATTTGTATCATTACATCATTAAAGTTTTTAGCAACTTCATTAGCTTTAGTTAATTCAACTTTATTTAATTTATTTTTTTTCATTTAATTTAATTTAATTTTTAATATACGCCCATGAAGAATCTAAAAATACTATTACTTCTTCTGGGTTAAATTTTTCATCAACTGCTTTTTTGACTTCTGACCAACTATAGTCATGGCCAGCAATTATGCCTTTATATTTTAATTTTGGCAGGGATAATTCAATATCTTTTTTTACATCTTCGTACTTGTGACTAGCATCTATGTATATAAATTCAAATTCAGCGTTTGGAAACTTAGGAACTTCATCATAGCTATAACCTTGGTGATGATATATATTATCAAAGTATCTTATATTTTTATTATACTCTGATTTAACTTTCGACCACGTATGCCCAAACTCTTTATTAAATTCTTCAGTACCTTTAAATGGATCAACACTATGTATTTCACTAAATATACCACTAGCAGCTATCATTTGAGTTGACTCACCCATATAACTACCTATTTCTAAAGCTTTACCATAATCAGGTAAGTTCTCGCAAACATAATTTAATAAAAATGCAAAGCCAAAAAAGTGATTATTTTTAGCTCTTCCACTCATTCTCCAAGGAAGATGAGTGTTAAACCTTTGAGTTATCATTAATAATACGCTAATATTTCAGTAGCAGTAGTACCATCAGTTCCGTCTTTGCCATATATTTTTTTAACAAGTACAGGCATAAAAGTACCAGCAGGTACACTTGCAAATTTAACAGGTGTAGTATCTCCTTCTAATAATACTTTAACATTACCTGTTCCGCCTATATATAAGCAAGCTCCTCTTTGTAGCACAGCTACTTCATTGTTTACTGGAGCTGGCAAAACGTCTTGAGCTGCGTCGTCTTTACCAGTTCCACTTGCTATAGTTATAACATTAGCAGAATGAGCAAATCTTCTTGGCTCAGCAGCCATGTTACCTTCTAGTCCAGCAATATCTATTTCTATTGATCCAGCCATTTTTAATTATTTATTTTTGTTATTTTTTCAGCACCACGACTTCCGAAGTATGCTACATAAACTGTTACCAGTAATGTTTTTAATAAGCTTATCCAAGCATCATCCACATCAAATTGTAAATGAAAAGAATCTACAGCCATCATAAATACGGCTGATGCTGTTAAAAATATAAGAGCTAAAGGTCTAGTATTTTTACTTAACCAAGAATCTGATTTCATATCAGCTCTCCATCTACTAGATACTTCTTTTAACTCTTGTAGATCTTGCTCTATTAACTTCATAGCCTGCTCTTTATCTACCGGCTTAATCTTATTATCACTTGTTATAAGATTTTTTACTACACCAAGAGTTCCTTGGTTAGGCAGTATGTCTCCTATAGCATCTAGTACTTTAGGAGCTTTACTAGCTAAAAAAGCCCCTACTTTAGTTTCTCTAAATGATTTTTTTTCAGCCATTACTTATTTTTGCCTATTAAGTTTTTAATCATCATAGATCCTTTAATTATAGCAGAAGGATCTAACATGTTAGATACAGTCTTTTGATTAAGTTGATCTGTTACTACATTTGCAATTCTATCAGCATCTCCAGTGCTACCTATTACAACGCTATCATCTGTTTCATCTTTAGTAGCGTCTCTTTTTTGCTGTTCAGTTTTCACTTTCTTATTTTCTACTTTCTTATAAACAGTTCTTGTTTTCTTAATTTTACCTCTCGTTCCATCTTCTTTATAACCTGTTACATAATAAACTTCTTCTACAGGTTGCATACCTCCTTGTATTTGATCACCTTTATCAACTTCTTGTGTAGTAAGCTTAGTTCCGATATTTGTAGCTTTAACACTAGCCTTTTGGTTAGGATCAGGCTTTGGTTTTAGTTCTTCATCTGGATCTTTATCAGGAATAAAAGTAATTTTTTGATCTTTTGCTTTTTTCTCAGCTAGCAGTTTTGCGTGTAACTCTGGATTATCTTTTATCCATTGCTTTTGTTTTGCTCTTTCAGCAGGATCTTTACTAAAGCCTGTAGATTCACCTTCTCCTTCAAAATTTTCTACTTTCTCTGTACCACCTTCAACTTTTCTAGTTTCTGTTGAAACAAGTTTCATATTTTCTTTAGCAATTTGAGTAGCTTCATCATCAACTTGTTGTTGAGTTTTTGGTTCACCTTTTTTTACTTTATCACCCGGGCCTTCCATTAAATAAGCTGGAGTAACAAGTCCTTTACGGACCATAGTATTGTCTGACCCGTAAAGTTCTTTTGATTTTCCTTGTAATTTTAATTTAAAAGCCATAGTAATTATTTTGTTCTTTTAAAGTGTTTAGATATTATGCTTCCTAGTTTTTTAATTTGCTTTGCAGGTGCAGAAGAATTAATAGCAGCATAAGCACCACCATCTTGATTTGTTTTCATTTTAGGCATACCACCGTGATGTTTTTCAGCCATAGTACCATAACGCATAGAATTAGTTTTATAGTTCATAGCGTTAGTTTTCATACTAGCATTAGTAATCATAGAACTAATGTCATGATCTAAAGCTTTTTTACCTTTAGGACTAGCGTTCATTTTATCTTTTTCATCAGCAGCAACTCTAATAGCTGTAGCTTTTGCAGAGTTGTTATACTTAATGTTTTGCTTAAAATAAGCAGCAGGCGTTTCACCTCCACCGTATCTGTTAGTTGCTGTTTCGTCTTTTGATTCTTTTTTCATTTGTCTTATAGATTTTCCGCTTTGATCTGCTTCATTCTTTTTATAAGCTCTTGATTTGAGTAGTTTAGAGTAGCTTGATCCTGGGTTAGTATCTAAAGCTATATCAGATGCTACTGCTGCGTTTTCTGCATAATTTTTAACTTTTCCATCAGCAGTACGTTCTTTAACAAGTTTTTTAGCTTTTCTTAATTTTTTCCTTTCATTTGGTTTATCAGACGCCATAGCCTTGTTTTCAGGTTTTTTACCTTCTAGCTTATCTATCTTATTGTTAATTCTATCAGTTTTATTTGAAGCTCTTTTAGTTTTTCTAGCTTCTTGACCAGCAACTCTTTTGACTTTTCTTTTAACTTTACCCTTCATGTCAGAGTCTTTAATAGCTTTTTTAGCGCCTTTAGCATCTCCAGCTTTAATAGCGTCTTCAGCTTTCTGCATAGTAGTTTTAGGCTTAGGAGCTGATGGCTTAATAGGTGCTATTGGTTTAGCTTTTATTGGATCCATTTTAACTTTGCTATCAGATTTAGTTTTAGCAAGTTCTGCTTTGCTTACTCCTTTTTCTTTAGCAGTTTTTGTTGGCTCTGTAGTTCCGTATTTTTTAGTGTTATAAGCTTTAGCAGCTTTCTCAAAGTCTGCAAAAGTTTTATATTTACTTTTGTCGGCATCCTTATAAGCTTCTTTATAAGTTTTTGTTGCCATAGTTTCAACCCTTTTAGTTATGGCTTCAAACTCTTTTTTATATGTCATTGTTCCAGGCATGATTTTTATTTTTCTTTTTTATATGCTTCTTTTTCCCAAGGAAAATCTGGGTGACCATCGATCATCCATTTTCCATTGAATTTTATTTTTCCATTTTTTCTAGGGTAAACTTCCCCGTTCCAAGTAACAGTATCTGCAGTATAATTTAAACCTCGTTTACCATTAGTTTTTTCAAATTTTTCAAACTGATCAACATGTACATCTTCGTGAGTTCTCACTTTGTCATACTCTTTACTACCAACTTGAATATCTAAGTCTATTGTTATAGCTCCATTTTTATGAGCCCTACCCATAATATTAGGCGGTTCGTCTTTGTGATACACAGGCGTGTTATCTACAACATAGGGTGATCTCATTTTAAAAGCCATTAATCGTATTTTACTCTATTGTTTTTATTATTGTAAGGAAAGTTTTTATTAAACCAATCCTTTCTATCATCACAACCACAACCACCTGGTATCATATCAGCTATACGCTTTATACCTGTAGCAGTTGTAAATCTTTCTATAGTATCGCCAAGTCCTTTATCTTTCATTACCATTTAACTTTATCTGCCCAATAAGCAGCTGACATTTTACCTTTAGCTATATTTTTAGCGTGTCTTGCTTTAAAAGATTTTCTTCTTGCTTTAGACTTAGAATCTGTTTTTTTCCCAGCAGTAGAAACACCTTGTTGACCAAATCTTATAATTTTTTCTTTACCTCCGCTGCAAGCTTTTACTATATGAGACTTAGTCTTGTGACCACTAGTTCTTTTAGGTTTATTACACTTTAAAGTTTTTTTATCTACAGCCATTACTTCTTTTTCTTTTTAGATGAGGCGCCACAGGGTTCGCCTGTAGCGACATTAATCCAGTTTTCTTTTTGAAACCAATCTCTCAGCGTAGCACCTTTTTTACGAGCTCCTTTAACATTAGACTTACTTGACCTTTTATATTCTCCTGATGATGCGGCTTTACGCTTGGCTCTAACAACAGCATCTCTTTCAGCTTTGCTCATTGATCTTACCTTACTAGCAGGTAGACAGACTTTCTTGGTGCCACCACCTTTAATCTTTCTTGTCATTGCCTAATTTTTTCATTGCTGCGTTTCTAGCACATTTCATTTTTTTAGCATAACTAGGATTTTTTTTCCTATTAAAAACTATTTGTTGATTTAAGCTGCCAACAATAGCTTTTTTATTACCTTTTCTAGATTTAATTAACCAACTGGCTAAATCACCACAAGACAGTTCTTTAAACTTACCTTTAGCATCTGCATATTCGCTGTCTTTCCATTCAGGTTTTTTCTTTGCCATTGTTATTTTTTCTTTGATCTTCCCATCTTGCTAGGCCCTCCAGCTCTAGTGCATCTTACACCCCAGCCACTAGCATAAGCGCTAGGCCATACTTTAAATTTCTTTTTAGCAGCGGCTTTACAAGGACCAGATATTTTAGTTCTTTTAATTTTAGTAGCCATGCTACCACCTTCCATATCTTCTATATGCTCTTCGACAATATCTGCTTGTTTACCATGAGCTACTACAGCTCCTTTAAGTTGTTGTACTACTTCTTTTAGCTTCTTATGTTTAACTTTTTTTTCTTTATTCTTCCTGGTCATGACTTATAATTTTCTTCCTTTTTTATCGACCTTAACTTCTTTAACTATAACTCTAGTACTAGGTTTTTTATTTTGTAATTCTTCTAGCTGCCTGTTAAGCTCTTCTAATTTACCATCAGCTTCTGTACCGTCTTTAATCATACTAGCAGTTATACTAATTTCTTGTTTTAATATATCTTGAGTTTGTTCAAGCATATCTACTTGATCTTTTAACTGTATTATCATCTTCTCGTTCCACGTTTCTTTTAGCTCGTACTCTAGGCGAGTAACTTCTATAGGCGGTAGTTTTCTAGCTTCTTCAATATCTGCTTGCAATGTGTAATACATACCTACGAAAGAGGCTGTAACCATTATTATTGCTACTACAGTTTTTAAGTCAAGTTGTATATTAGTGTTCTCAGAGATTTTTGTACTCATTAGTTGCGTCAAATGATGGGCATGCTTTATTAGCAAACTCATTGTGTGAATAAATAGTAGCGTCTGGGTACATTGCTCTTAATGTTTTAAGCACATGTAGCAAACCTTCTTTTTGTTCTAGTGTTCTAGTATCTTTCGGGGTCTTACCGTCTTCCTCAACGCCACCACAATAACATAAACCGATAGAATTACGATTATGCCCTGAACAATGAGCCCCGATTTTAGCTATATCTCTACCTTTTTGTATATTTCCATTTATGTCAATGTAAAAATGATAGCCTATGTCTGACCAGCCACGACCTTCAACGTGCCACTTTCTTATTGTGTCTACACTTATATCTTGGCCTTCTCTTGTAGCTGAACAGTGAATAATTATTTCTTTAATATTTCTCATCTAATTTTTCTTGGTCCTCTAGATCCTGTATACATAGGTTTTTCTCTACCTAGGTTTTTAAGAGCAGCTGCTCTTTTTTCAGCTAACAACGCATTTGCTGCCACTTTAAAATCTGGATTAATAGTCTTTTCCATATATTCATATCCACTATCGCTGATTTTTAAATCCTCATCATACTTTTCATAGCCTCCTTCACCATCACGTCCAAATTCTATATCAGATTCGTCAGATTCTGTTAGTTCAGGATTTTCATCTTCATATATAAGATTTTGTCTTTGGAATTCACCACTCACTGGATATTTCCCAATGTAATAACCTTCACTATCTCGCTCTGGATCTTCTACACCAGAAACGCTAACTCCTTGTAAATTATTGTCTAGTGCTGCGGCTACTTGTTGTCTAGTTTCTTCTTCTTTTCTAGCTTTTCTTTTACCAAAAATTCTAGCAACTATGGTATCATTTTTTTTAGCAGTAGGATTTAATCTAGCCGTTTCTCCTGTAAGCTTTAAAGTCTCAGAAGCTTTATCTATATCTTGCTTTTGTTTTGCTTTTAAATCTTGCTTAGCTGCTCTTTTGTATTTACCATCAGCTCCAGATTTTCTAATAGCTTTTTTATCACCTGTTTCTATAGCTCCTTCTAATGTTGTTCTTTGCTCATCAGTTAGTGACTTGTCTTTCTTTTTAACATCTTTAACTTGATCAGGTTCATATGCGCTGATATTAGAACTAATTTCTGGAACTATATATCCACCACTTTTAGCATTATCAGCTTGCATTTGTTCTATAGATCTTAAGTTAGCTACAGTTTCTTCTGCTGGATTTTTTAATTTATTAACCATGCGCACCATAGTGTCAACATCTCTTCGTTTGCTATATTTTTTCATTGTATTAATTTATTTTTCTAAAACCAAAAAGGGGGAGATTGTAATAAACATCAACATCTGGTTTTGTTATTTTATCTGTCGTAACCATACTCCAGCTATCTTGTAGATATTTCTTTTTAAATTTAATGTTTGGATTTTTTATACCGTAAATAGCTCCACCTGGCCCATAATATCTGCTTTGTTTGGCTACATCTATTTTTGGACTAGCGTAAGTTGCATCGTTTTTACTAAAATCTTTGCCTAGATTAAAACCTCCACCACCATCATTACCTCCAACTGGGTTACTTACTCCACCCTGCTTTGATCTAACAATACCAGTCTTTTTAAAATCTTCAAAGCCAGCCTCATTAACACCTCTTTTGAGTGTGCCGTCGTTTTTTAAAGCTCTTGGACCTATACCATCTAATATTTGGTTAGGATTAATATTTTTTACACGTTTTTTTACAGCTTTTATCACAGGTTTAGCTGCCTTACCAACTCCATAAGGCACAAGATTTAACGCAAGTTCCGTGGCAGCTTTTTTTCCTAAACTTTTATAATCTCCTTTTTGATAATCACTATATGCATCTTTTGCAGAGTTATATAAACCTAGCTCTGCTTGGCCTGGTACAAAGTTAGTAGCAAGACCTAAAATAGCATCTATATATTTATTGCCTGTTTTTGGTGGTTTAGGAATAAAAGTATTTATATCCATTATTTTTTATTTTTTAACAAATACCACTTATGAGCGGTATAACCTAACGTTGTTAGCAACAATAGTATAGACAATACAGGTTCTAGCCATCCTAGACTAACAACCGTAGCTGATGTTATGTTTAAACAATACAGCTTTAAATCGTCTAATGTATTCATCTTTGAGCTAACAACGCTGAGTTACCTTTGTATTCGATATTATCGATTTGTCTTAATGTTGGGGTAATTGTAGAGTTATTACTTTTCATAACTCTTGTACCTATTTTACTGCACCCGCATTTTAGTTTTACTCCTGTTCCTGTAATTGCTTTCATTTTAATTTTTTTTAGTTTAAAATTTATTTTTGATTCATAAGAAAGTTTATCAACTCTTCGTTGTCTGATGCGCTGTCTTGACTAATTTTATTTTGAACACCACCTTCTACAGCTTTACCAGCTTCAGCTAAACCTCCTGCACTTTTATCAATTATCATTGCTGGCTTAGTATAATTTTTAGCAGGTGAGCCATATTTCATAGCTGGTGGCGGATTGTATTGAGCGATGTTGTTAAATTTTTGAAAAGCATCCGCTTGCTGAGAAGACTGCATGCCTGGATCTTGTATAGTGTTTATACCTTGTAAATCGTTTATTGATCTACTAGGTACACCTGCTCTATTTGTAATAGGTTGAGGTTGCATCATTTGCCCAGTTGCTTGATCAATTTGTTGATTAATATTTTTAGCTGGAGATCCTTTAGAACTGAAATATTCTTTTTGACCTTCTTTCATTTTCCTAACATTGTCAGGGTTTGAATAAAACTTTGTCATCGCATCGCTTTCAGCCATGTAACCATCAGCTTTTCTTATAGAGTCAAAATTTGGACTAATTCCTTTTTCCATAGCGTACTTGTTGAATTCTTTAGCTTTGGCATATTTCACTTGTTTAGCTGATGCTTTCTGCCCAACCTTTAGTTTTCCTTTTTTACTATCCATTTGTTTTATCTTTATTTGCAAAACCTACTGCTTTTGCTGTTACTTTGTAAATATATCTATTGTTTTTATCTAACTTTTTAGTAGGCATTTCTTCTTCGCCTAACATGATACGGTAAATTCTACTTATTAGCTGTTTGCACTTATAGGATACTTTATATATATGATATTTTTGGGTTGTGCGATTTCTTTCTCTCCACACTGTTATCCACCCTTGTTTCAATAATCTGTTCCAGCGCCTGTTGTCCCAGCTATAAGAGTACGTACCTTTTTTAAAATCATCTTTTGTAAAGAAGTTAATAGCATCAAGATATATCAATAACTCAAGGTCTGCATCCTTAAGATCACACGTTTTTGATGCCCATTTACGTATTATTCTGTAATGTTTTAATAATTCAAGCTCTTTAAGATCAGAAGAAGTAAGTTTTCTCATAAAATTATTACAACGTCGTGTTCTTTAATTACTTTATAGTTTTCTTTTTTTATTTCAATATTAAATCCAGATGATTTATCATAATAAATTTCATCACCTTTCTTTAATACTGATACTTCAGAGCCAGGTTCTACAACCTTAGCTCTTCTATATCTAACATCTTCTCTTTGCTTTTCAGCTAGAATTAAACCTCCTTTTGTAGTCGTGTCAACTTCTTTGATAGGATCTACAATTATGTATTTACCTACTGCTTTCATAGTCTAACATTGTTAACTATACAGTCTGTTGAAAGTATAGTAGTTGCTACTGAAGCCGCGTTAGCTAGTGCACTTTTAGTAACTAACAAAGGATCTATAATTCCGGCTTTTACCATATCCACCGTATTTCCTGTAACCACGTCTAATCCTTTACCTTCTTCAAGCTTTTTTAATTCTTCAACCCCTGCATTTTTTAATATTAATTCATAAGGTCTTCTTATAGCTTGGTATAATACTTCCTCACCTATACAGGTTGG